AGATACCCAGATGCTGAAACACATACGGATGAATTAGCTTATTTGTTAAGAAAAAATCCGAATTTGTCACTTGATGGTGCGTATTATATGCTACGTAATCATTATTCTACAAAAGGATATGATTTTAATACCCCATTAGCGGAGATTTTACAAAAAGGTGCAAATAAACCGATCAATATGAATATGCCTAAAGTAAATCCTGACAATAATATTGAGAAAGTTGCACCAAAAGTGGCACCAATTAATAAAAGTTATGATGCTATTATTAAAGAAGTGCTAAAAAATGCAAAAAAGTAGTTTAATTTTAATAAAATTTGGAGATTATAAACATGGGTAGTCCTGTTATTGAAACAGTTTTGCATGCAACATTGGAAAAATCTCGTAAAAAGCTGATGTTTGCTGCAATTAAAGCCAATGCATTTTATGCATATGCGATGGCTTCTGATAAAGTTGAATATGAGAGTGGTGGTCGTGTTATTTCTAATCCGTTAATTACGGGTCGAAATCCGAACGTTACATCTTATTCATACTATGATGAACTTCCTGTAAACCAGACGAACGAATTTGATACAGTTCGTTATGGTTGGGCACGTGTTGCTGGTTCAGTCATTATTTCTGATCAGGAAGTTGATGAAAACCAAGGTGAAACGGAAATTTTCAAAATTCTTAAAGGAAAAATGCAAGTACTTGAGGAAAGCATTAAAGAAAAATTCCAAGATTATCTTTATGGTGCTGGTTTGGGCAAAGATCCGAATGGTCTTGCTTTGTTGGTGCCTGATGATCCGACGACTGGTTCACTTGGTGGTATTGATCGTGCTACGGAACCGCAATGGCGCACAATGGCAAAAGATTATGCAGGTTCTTTGTCAACATCAAACATTGAAGAAGAATTTGATGACATTTTGCTTGATATGAAACAGGGTAAAAACGAAAAACCTGATCTCATTTTGTGTGGTCGTAACATTTATAAGATGTATCGTAAAACTATTCGTGATAAAGTGTCTATCTTGGCTGATGGTACATATTCTGCAAAGAAAATGTATGATTTAGGTTTTGATGGTGTTGCTTTTGGTGGTATTACGATGATCTATGATGAAGATTGTCCTGCTGATAAAGCATATTTCTTGAATACAACGTACTTGAGAATGCATGTTTTGAAACATGTGAACATGAAAGTTAAAGAACTTTCGGCTCCGTGGACGCAAGATTGCGTTGGTAGACGTATCGTATGGCAAGGTCAGATGTGCTTGTGGAAAGCTAACCGTACACAATGTGTTGTTATGAACTAAATTTAAGGAGAAACTAACATGAAAAAATTATATAAAAAATTAACAGCTTTACCTGATATTACACGTGAAATTATTACAATGCGTGCTAATGGTAAAAAAGTTATTAAAACACAAACAATTACAAATCGCTATTTACTTACTTTAGAAAATGGGGATTCTGTGGCATTAACTTTAGATCAGTTAAAAGATTTAGGAATTTTTCCTGAAAAAGAAGCAAAAACTTTAGAAATTTCACCAAATATTGCAGAAACAGTACAAGATGTTGCTGAAATTGATGAAGATGAAGAAGATATTGTTGAACCTACTGTATCTGAAGAAAATCCTGCACAAATTGTTGCATAATTTTTTCATGTTGTTTCAATTTAATTAATTTATTGGAGATATTTAATATGAAAATGATTAGTCGTTATACACCTTTGGCGGTTTGCTCTGGAAATATTACCAATAGCATTTATGATGTCGATTTTGGTAAATTGGAACCGTCAGTAAATGTTGTTGAAGTTACTGGTGCTTCTACTGCTACGGTTTTTGATTATGAAAAACCGATTGTAATCGATGCCCCGTTTGGTGCATGTTTACATGTAGTTGCAAGTGGTGCTTCAACATCGAAAATTGTTGTTAAAGGTTTTGACTATTTAGGTCAGCCGATGACAGAAGAATTAACTTTGAAAGGTACAACTGCTTTTGAAAGTAACAAAGCTTTCAAATATATTGAAAGAATTGAGTTGCCTGCATCTACTGCTGTAACAGTTACAATCACTCGTGGTTTGTATCTTGGTTTGCCGTTTAGAACTACGCAAATTCTTGCTGAAATTCGTAACGGTCTTAAATCTACTACAAGTGCTCTCATTAATCCGTCAGATTTTGCTTCAACTGCAACATCTGTTGATCCGAGAGGTATTGTGAACTTGACAACATATGCATCTGCGGCTCATGTCGTTCTTGTTTGTGTTGCAAGTGATGAAGTCTTTACAATTAATGGTGAAGATCAGGGTGGTTTGTTTGGTATTCCGCACTTTTCTGCATAATTTATTGTAAATTTAGTGGCATTATTAGATCTTTCG